GAGTATTAGTAGCAGTTTCTACTTTAACTCTAAAACGCATCTTGCCTATAGAGTTAGACATTTTAACCCAATGCCATTAAGGAAGAAGAACCTAATCCTCTGTGTACTACATAAGGTGCGTACAATGATCTAAGCATAGGTGGATAAGGTAACTTAGCATCATACATATCTCCTCTATGTTCATATAAATATGCTATGTGTTGTAATATGCCTAATCTTAAAGGTTCAGGCACATTATATTGTGATGTGTAACCTGCAACATACTTAACCTCAATTGCATTAGCTACTCTAAGTGCTGTAGGAAAAGTCTCTCCTGTTCTTAATACTATTCTTGCTGGTTCTCTTGCACTATCTAAATAATACTTAGAAGCTGTGAATGTGGTTTCTGTGTCTGCATCATCAAATGTTTTTACATGGGTCACAGATACAACTGGACTTCTTGGCAATACTACATAGTTTTTATAATAGTTAATGTATGGTCCAGTCCTCACACCTTCCCATAATGGGTCTTCAATATCTTCAAATGCATCTAAAAACAATGTAAGGGTTTGTGTCATTAATGCTCTACCAGTATGTTCTTCACAAAACCTTCTAGCTGTTTCAATAAAAGGTCTTATAATTCTTTCATCAGTAGAATCATCAACTCGTAAGTATTCTTTAACTTCCTGTAAAGTTACAGGCTCTTGTGTTGGTGCTGTATTTACAGTTAATCCTGCCATTAGTAAAACACTCCAATAATTTGTGCAGCTATAATTAAAGCATACAAACCCCATATCTGTTGCTCCATACGAATAAATCGTTTAGATCCTGATTCCATTCGCCTTTCTATATTTTCATAGCGTAAGGCACAAATTTGTTCGTGAAGTTCAAGTTTGCTTGTATCAGTTGGGTTTTTTGTCTCCGTCATCAGCACTTTCTTCCTCATCTTCCATTGGTTCAGGAAGATTGTCTTTTAGTTGTTCCATGTAATGTGCTATAAGTATTTCAGCTTTTTCTACTTCAAAATTAGCGTTAGCAATAATATCGTTCTTACTTTTTTGTACTATCGCTAGTTTATTGTAGATCACTTTACCTTCATCAGACATATCATCAACAAGGTATTGTTTACTTACATCAACATCATCAACCTTTTCAGTCATAGTCAGAACTTGTGGTTCTTCGTTTACTGTATTATCTTTAGCTTCTGCCATAATTAATTCTCCTAATTAAAAGTATTAGTCTATCACTATCCTTCTAATGTTTCTATTCTAGTTTTTAAATCTTCTATAACTGCTTGTTGTTCTTGTATAGCTTTGACTAATAAAGGCGTTATACGACCATAGTCAACAGTTTGCATTTGTTTGCCATCTTTTTCACCAGTAACTACATCTGCAAAAACTTCTTGAACTTCATGTGCTATAAAACCCTCAGAATTCATACCAGTATCTTTCCAATTAAAACTAACTGGATTTAATCTATTAAGTCTTTCCAAGCCATTTTCCATAGGTTTTATATTCTCTTTAAGCCTATAATCAGAAGTGCCACCATAACTCATCACACTACCATTAAATGATATGATTCCTCTATCAGCATTTTGTGTTCTAAAAGAAAGTATATCTCCTGCATTTACTGCGTGTCTGTTCAAAACCATACATCTATCACCAGAATCTGTAGCACTATTTGTATAAGAAACAAAATCATTTGGGCTAACAGTTAATCCATTTGTATTTGTATTAGTAATTTCCTTGCCCACAAGCAGATTTCCTGAACTATCAAGACGCATCCTTTCTGTGCCTAAAGAAGTTCCTGTCCTAAAAGTAAAAGCACCACCAGTATAAAAATCTGTCGCACCATTTGAAATACCTATACCAGCTATCCAAGAACTATCTTCTTGTAATACTATTTTATTTGGTCCACGCTGCGTATCTGAATAGTCAGTATCAAACTGTATTCTGCCACCCATTGATGCAAAAGCTGTTGAACTATTTGTTCCAAAAGTACCATATACAGTAACATCACCATCAGACTCAACACGCATTCTTTCTGTTGTATTTGTCCAAAATCTCATAGCATTAGCAGAATGATCATAAATAATCATTCCTATATCGTTATCATCACTATCACCAAAATTTATATATCCTGCACCTGATGTATGAGATAAAATACTTAAACCATTTTCAGTATCTTCTAAAACTAAAAGATTACCTTGTGCAGATGCACTAGCACCTGTATCAGAAACTTTTGCATGAATTTTACCTAAAGGTGAAGTTTCTCCAAAACCAACATTTTCACTACTATCAATAGTTATAGCTGTGGCATCTGCATTATCATCTATGCCTGTTGAAGTGAACCCAGTTAAAGTACCAACACTTGTAATATTAGGTTGTGCTGCTGTTGATAAAGTTCCTGCTAGTGTAGTTGCTGTAAGTGTACCTGTCACATCTACACCTGTTGCAGTTGTGGCTAGTTTCTCTGAGTTGTCATAATAAAGTTTCACAGCAGCATTAGCTGTCATGTGTATCATGTTTTCATCGCCAGGTGTTTTTAGAGCCATAGTGCTACCTGATTTAAGTATTAGTCCACCTGTGCCAACATCCTGTACATAGCTATCAGAACCATCGTGATAGATTAGTAAGTCTTGAGAATCTCCTAAGCGTATTGCACCATTATCAGGCACACTAATATTACCAGTTACATCTACACCTGTTGCAGTTGTAGCAAGTTTTGCACTATTATCGTGATATAGGGTTACTGCTCCATCAGCAGCACATACTATGCTTTCTTCGTTAAGTTTTGCTTGTATATGCACAGCACCATTAGTATCTGCTATGTAAATATTTCCTGTTGAGTTAGCTATGTAACTATTTGCACCATCGTGATAGATTTCTAGGTCACCGCCTGCACCGATCTTAATCTTGTCGTTATCACCCATGTTTAGGTGTGTAGCTAAAGTAACTTCTCCTGTTACACCTAAAGTTCCTGATATAGATATATTAGTGTCAAGCTTTGCACTGGTAATTGCACCATCAACTATTAGTTCGGTTGGTACTAATGTAAATGACATTATTTACTCTCCTTTGAAGGCTCTACTATTACCTTACCATTATCATCAGTCCAATCATTATCTAACATATGTTGATCATGTCTCTCCCCAATAACCAACCAACTTACATTTGCTGTTGAAGATGTATTCTGACAATTTACAGTTAAAATATTTCCTGATATGCTACCTTTTACAGAATCCCAATCTGTTTCATTAGAAGTAAAACATGAAGTGTTTGTATTTAATGCAACAAAAGTGCCTTCGGTCATACCTGCAACAGTATCTAAGTTTATAGTTGCTGTGCCATTTTCTAATTGCACAACACCTCTATATATATTATCTGCTTGTGGTGCTTCTACAAACGAATGAACTAAATGGTGTGTTTCTTTTTTAGATTCTAATGGATGGTCAATTCTAAATGAGCCTGAACCTTTTGATAAAGCACCTGCTACAGTACAATTACCATTACTGTTAATACGGAATTTTTCAGCGTCATTAATTTGAAATATTATTGAACCACCATTAACGCCACTTCCTTGTTTTATAAATAATTCTCCAACACTTCCATTGACAGTAGAAATAATCTTTGAAGATGTTGCACTAGAATTACCAGTAGATAGCCAAAAGCCTGAACCTGCTGAACCACTTGTAACTGTAGTGGTTATGTTAGTACCTAAAGACCTGTCTGCTGTTGTACCCAGTCCTATACAACCTGAATTATGTATACGCATCCTTTCTGTAATAGTAGATGCATCTGTACCCATTGTTCCAAATACTATATGTCCATTATCATGTGCATACATTGAAAAAGCATTAGATTGTGGCGAATCAATAGCAAAACCAGCATATAAATCGTTGCCTGTACCACCATCATAAACTAACAATTCTTTAGCACTTGTAGAAGTACCTAGAGATAGTGGTGCATTAGGACTAGTCGTTCCAATTCCAACATTTCCACCATTAGTCATGGTTAATATTTCAGTATTACCTCCTGAATCAGTACCTATTGAAAAATTATTACTTGTTCCTTGTGAGGGATTACCTACATACCAACTTATTACCCCTGATTTTAACAAGGTAAGTCTTGGCACTATTGATGCTTCTTTTAATTCTAATATACTTGTGGCGCTAGTCGTTCCAATTCCAACCTTGCCTGTTCCACCATCTAAATGAATTCTATCTGTAGCAGTTCCTTTATCATCACTTAATTTTTGTATGACTAAATTACCTGCATTTTGTCTTATTCTATGGTTGCTATCTGTTACACCAGTTT